GCGTTACCACTCATCATACTTTCCCATAGTTCTATAGTTTTATACATCTTTATGCTTATGTTAGTGTTAATTCCTGTAACATCTTTTATTGTGTCTGTGTGAAATAATTGTAAAACACTCATAAGAAAGCCCCTTATTCTTTCAAACATTTCTCACCCCTTGTCTTCTATATAGTCATCTATTCGCCACCATGTCGCCATATACTTTCTAGTGAGTAACGTACTGCATCTATTCCGTGGTCAGGTTGCCCATCAGGATAACCACTTATTATATCACCTGTACGTTTGTCAATTTCATATTCGTATAATGTGAACTCATCAGCTATATGCGGACATCGCACGGGGTCTATTACTATTTTTTTTAATCCTTGTAGCCATTTAAAGCTTGCTTCACGACTCCCAATCCCTTTAATTGCTCCTCTTATATTCCCACCCCAACTTCTAAAGTCTGCAATGCTTTTAGGCTCTGCACTATCTGCCGTTATTCTGTCTTCCGCTATGTTCATTCCGTGATTTTTCATGTGCGTAGTCAATGCTTGAAATGCTTCATAGTTGCCTTGTCTTTTCATATATAATTCATCAAAAATATAGAGCGTCTGTTTACTTGAATTAAATGATGATGTGCTAAATGCAAAAGGATCTGGGTAGTAACCCCAGTCAATGCCACTGTATAGATAATCAAATGATGCTATTTCTTTGTCGGTTATTTCTCGAAGTTCTACATTTTCAAATACATTCTGTCCTGTTCCTGTTATTACGCCTAAATAAATGTTTTCATATGCTCGCATGTTACCAAGCTTTGTCTGCTCGATGTCGTGTATAATAGCATCTCCTAGCCATTCATGCGGTATATCTTTATAGGTGGTGTGTATTATCATTCTATCAGGATCAGGAATATTTACTTCACGGTTGCACCAGTGCCTTGTTGCACTCGGTGGATTGTAGCTCTCAAATATATAAAATGTATTACCGCCTCTTAGTGCTGATATTTTAATATTCTGTAGTTCCGTTGGACTAAACTCTGTTTTTTCTTCGATCCATAAAATAGCAAAATATCCACTCGAAACCTTGATTGATTTCAATTTTTCAGGATCATCACTTCCTGCAAAAATAATATACTGCACCTGTCCATTTTTTCTGATATATGTTATAGGTAATGATGCTGTCTGTGATTTTGGCACTTTAAATCGTTTTGCAAGTCCTAGTTTATTTATTGCCCATACTATCTGTTCAAACACTGAACGTCTGAGAGTTTTAGCTGTCTTACGCAAGATTATTGCGTTATAGCTTGGGAACATTACTATTAGAATAACAATTACTAGAGATATAAAACTACTTTTACAGCTGGCTCGTCCGCCTGTAAATGTGTAGCGTTCTTTCTTATGACTCATAATAGAACGGAAAGCCTTGTTGTATTTGTTTGCAAAAAGTGCACCTGATTTAATTTCCATTTTTGCTATCCACTATTTCAATTTTTAATTCGCTATCGTCATCCTCGATATCTGCACTCTCAATATGTACTCGCTGACCTATGTAAAACTCTTTTCGTCTCCTACGTTCTAGCCACCATTTTGCCGTTTGTACATTGCCACTTTGTATGTCTTTTATAATAACTGATTGTGCCAAGTCGTCAGAATGGTTGTTTTCTGTTTCCCACGCTTCCCGTGTGTCTTGCCATTTTTCGACATACTTTCTGGCAGTTGCCCATGACTTGCATCCGAGCCGTTGTTGTATGGCTGACATTATGCCACCACTGTTTGAGATTGCTTCTAGTACTTGTTTCTTTGTAAATCTCATTGCCACTCTCAATTTCTCATTTTTTTTCTGTAAAGCTCTTTATACCGTCAAAATATTCTTTGTAAAACCTGAATATATGCTCGCCTACTATTATACACCCGTTTTCTGTTCTGGGGTTTGTATTGATATTTGCACTTGTCTGTATGCCAAAGTAAAACTTATCTCCATATCCTGCGTATATCTTGGAATGATTACGAAACACAGCAATTCGTCCACAATCGTGTTTTTTGAATATTTCGTTTAGCATTTTCCATTCTGTAGCATAACTATTAGGGAATATCTCACCAACATATGCATCCATTTTTTTAATTACTCCGTCTTTGAGCCACATATCAAACTTCAATACATCTTCTGCATTCATGCACCATGTGGAAAACAAACAATATTCTAGCTTTTGATAGTGTAGAATTAGCTGTAAATATGAGAGACTGTCTACATCACCTGCCGTAATGAAGTTATAACAATGGTTTTCTTTTAGTATCTTAAAACCGCCCATTGCTTCTATTAGTTGTTGCTCAGAAAATGCTCGCCTGTATTCGTATTCAAGAGAAAGCTCTGTGCAGGCTACCGAACGCCTATGATTTCGTTTATTCTCGGTGTTTCTTTTTTGCGGTGCTGTATTTAGAAAATCAAAGTTAATATCTGCAAAGTCCATTATTCAAGCCCACCTGTGCCTACTGCATAACCGTTCTCTTTTGCCCAATTTGTCCAACGCCTACGTATTACATCACAGTAATGCGGGTCCAATTCTATAAGTCGGGCGATTCTACCAGTTTTTGCACTAGCGATAAGTGTAGAACCACTACCACCAAACGAATCTAGAACTATATCATCAGCTTTTGTGCTGTTTTTTATAAGTGTTGTTAATAATTCTACAGGTTTCATTGTCGGATGTTCTGCATTTCTAGCTGGCTTTTTTTCATAAATTACATCCTGTGGTGTATTTGCGATGTGCTTTAATTCTGCTTTTAGCTCTTCTTTGCTCATCTTATCTATGTCTTTTTTTTTGTCAAATACCGTTGAGAGATTTAATGCTCCATAGAAATTGTGAGTTGCTCCATCTTTCCAGCCATACATTATAGCCTCATGTTTCCACTTGTAATCTGAATATGAAAGAGTGAAGGCGTTTTTTACCCAGATAAGCATCTCTCTAGGAGAGTAACCTGCGTTAGACAAAGCATTTATAAACTCTTTAGCCATCGTTTGTGCATAAAAAATATAAAAAGCAGCACCTGCCTTTGCTCCGATAAACATAGAACTGAAAGCTTTCGTTAAAAATTGCATAAACTCTGCACTACTTTTGTTATCATTGATAATTTTTAATTTATTCAAGGTTTTACCTGTATAGTCAATATTATATGGTGGGTCCGTAAGAATTAAATCTGCTTTACTATCTCCCATAATTGAGGTTATAGTATCAGCTTCGGTGCTATCTCCACATATAAGTCTGTGCTCTCCTAGTTCGTAAATCTCTCCCACCTTGCTTATAGGAGGCTCATCCATAACAACAGCTGGAGCTTTATCGTCGTCTTTTGTGTCTGTTTTTTCTTGCATTGATGAAAGGTCTAGTAATCCATCAGGTAGCTTAATGTCATCTAGTTCTATTTTTAGACCATCTAAAAAATCCGCCACGCTTTCTTGAGTCATTTCTCCATAGGTGCTACAAATGCGAAGTAGTAGATTTTTGGCTGCCTCTTCGTTTGGAAGGTCGACATACACAACAGGTAGATCGCCTATTACCTCGCCACGCATCTTCATAGCTTTTAGTGTTTGTAGTCGTCCGTGTCCATCTAATACTTTATTTTTGTTTTCATGCTTCCAAACAAAAAAAGGAGTAGCAAAGCCATATTGCTTTATGCTACGTTCAATCTTTGCAATATCGTCTTCTGTTCTTTTTTTTAAGCCTCCTTGAAATTCAGTTAATGCCGATAGAGGTAAGCTATCTTTTGTCTCACATGTGATTCTCATTTATTACCTCGTAATTTGTTTTCAAAGTCTTTTAAGTCTTCATCATTTTCATTTGAGTTTATTGGCAACTCCCATGCACTACGGAGCTTTTCCATGTGTCTTACATAACTGTCTCGTTTACCGCTGGTATTCTTATATAGGCGATAGCCTATGATCTCGTTGAACTTTGTATCATGAAAACCTCTGAATAATGCTTGAAACTTATACCAGTGCATATCACTTGAAATCAAGTCTATGCCGTATTGCTCCAAAAATGCAGCATAGATATAATCAGCGTCGATGATATAATCAACTACTTTTTCGTCTCCTTCGCTTTCTTGAAATCTTGGCAAGTTTTGAGGTGGGTTACAAAATTGTATTAATGCAAGTAGACCTGCCTCTCTATTACTTGGTCTTGACCATTTATACATAAAGTCAAAATCATTCGGTATTGGCTCTTTATTTTCTAGCAATTCTAAAAATCTAAGCCAATACTTAAAAGATGTTTGAACGTAATAGAGACTACCTTCTACCTCCACGGATTCGGGTAATACTGTTTTCTTTAAGTCAATCATTATGTTGTAGCTGTAAAGACGTCACCTTCAAAAGAACCTTTTATAAAGGTGGGTTCTCCTGTTCCATTAACAGTAATAGCTCCGTTTGTGATGTCATTCAAAGCAAGGTCAAAGTCAATGTTTTCGTTCACCGTATCCATTTGGTTAATTGTTACTAAAGCGTCAATCTTCCATGCTTTGTAACACACCTCGCTGTCGGATGCACTAGGCGGTGTGTATGAGCCTTTCTCTTTGTAGAAAGCAATAAGAATGTCTCGGTGTGCATCCTCACCTGTTGCTCGATTAAAAAGCATGTCAAATATTGCTTTGTAATCTTCCTCACCTTTGAACATAGTGAGGCTCTGCGATAGGCTTGGCTGGTAACCGACAATTTCATTTTGTGGTGTTTCGCTTGATATGAAATCGTAAGTTTTTGTTTGTGGGTTCATGGAAAGCGTGAATGTCGTAGATTTTTTAATCTGCGTCCATTTTGGAACAGTTTTTGTACCCGTGTTTATAAACGGAACTACTTTTGTTTTTTTAACCAAATCAGCCATAATTTTTTCTCCTTAATTTATTTCGGCAGGCTCTAAATATTCACATTTTATTGCCACCGCATACGTAGTATATTCTTTACTATCTGTGTCTATATACTGTGGAAGGCTAACCGCCTCACAATCTATAGGCACATCATCATTGCTTATTACTGTCGCACCATCTAGCTTGTCAATTATTTGTTTTGCCAGCTCTCTTGCTCGCTCTGCATTTTTCATTCTTACATAAAACGTTAGATTCCAAGAAACATAACGAGAGCCGTCCATAAACCTTTTTTCTGCTGCAGGACTGGGGTCATGTCTTATACATGCCCCGTCAGCATCTACTAAAGGAATAAGATCGCAATAAATAGTGAAGGGTAGGTGTAGGGTTTTTTCTACCCATTCACTGACAACCTCAGCTACGTTTGATTTCGTCATTTACTAAGCGTCTCCATTGCTTTATTTTACGAGCTTTTGCTGCTTCAAACCACTTCGCACAAGCATTCGGATTGTGTTGTTTTGAATGGTTAAAATTCTCGCCATAATATTGACGGCGAGCGTATGGCGTATGCCATAAAACCTCACCACTACCTATTACTGTGTTTATAATTCCTGACTTTTGCAATGTACTTGTTTTGTTTGGAACAAAATAGTTGCTATCTGCAAGAACCTGCATATCTAGTTTCATTTGCGCACGCTTTATTACCATACTAAGTCTTGCCTTAACTGTCGCTTCACTAATCTTTGCCTTTGCTTTGAACTCTATTCCGCCATTACTATTCAAGTGTTACCTCCCAATGATGAGGAGTGTCCTTTTTCGCATGGTATGGTGTTACGCTTCTAACTATGAAAGTTTTTCCTTGCCATTCTATAGTGTCTTTTTCTTCAGGAAGCCTTTTTTCAGTTTTCTCTCCATTCACTGTTTCATAGATTGAATTTTCTGCATCTATTAAAAGTGTTAAGGTATCTGCTTGAGTCTCCCCATAAGTTCCACGTATAGATCTAAACGTTCCCCCAATTCTCACATGTTTTAAGATTGTACACTCATAGAACGGATTTCTGTCTCGGTCTAGCCCCGATTGTTTTTTTAAGACGCAATTATGAACGAGCAGGCTGGTTGGTATCGCTCTTGGCATTACATCACCCCTTGTATAACATTACAGTAAAGTTTAAGCCATTTGTATTTTTTTGCTTCTGTGCTTTTTGCATTTAACTTTGCTGTTTCCTGTGCTATAGTGCGGTCGTATGAATAAGAATACCCGTTTATTGCTTCACTAACCACTACACCGTTACTGCCGTTTGCTTCCTGTGCTGTGATATAGTCTGCTTCAATCATCATGCAAATAGCACTGTCTATCCCGTTTTCTTCTCTTTCCACGACTAAGCCGTCATTTATTAGTTGTTTTACAAATAGCTTATTCTCTGGTGCATATTCATTGAAACTATCTTCATCAGGAATAATGGAACGTCCTAGAGCTGTTTTATAAAAATTATAATTTGCATTCTCGAACATTCCGTTTACCTCCTTATTTTTCGCTTTCTACTTTTATGCCTGATTCCGTATTTGGTTTATTTTTTGATTTGCCTAATGTTGTCTTATCTGTAGACTTTGTATTTTCGTCTTTTGGTAAATATCCTATTGTTTTCATATTACCTCACTTATGCTTTGTGGTGTAAGTAGATGCCTGCAGTTTTGTTTTCGTATACGTCCGCAAGACCATACTCACGGAAGTTGAAAATCCAAGCGTCAGCATCGGGGTTATCTTCGGGTGGAATTGCCTTGTTTACATTGTGCTTTGTAAACTGCAAAACTGCCGATTTTTCAACAATAAGGAAGTTTATATCCTTGCCTGCTGAAGCTTTCTTAAAACCACCTTTTTCCTCTCCACTTGTCTTGCCATCAAGTAAATCAACAGCAGTGTAAAATCTCGTACTTGGAACTTTATTGACGCTTGCAAACGCTCCCAAAATATCACGACTTTTATTTGTGTCAACATTTTGTACTGCAATCAAAAGGGCTGGAGTAATGAATAAATGGCGATTCTCGCTAGAAACTTCTGCATTATCCATTGCACTTGTTGCATTCTGTAATGCAGTGAGTACATCTGCACCTGTAGAAAGCCCCCCACTTACTTTAGTTCCCGCAAGCTTCGCATAAGTCGCAAACCTGAATGCGTCTTGTTCTGGAATGACTTTTGTTCTGATGAACTCCGCAGCAAGTTTACCAAAGGCAAGCCCTGCCGTTTCTTCATTATCCGTTGAATCAACACTGAACTTCCGACCGCGGTCATAGTTGAATGTAACAGTTTCGTTGGTCATTACAACATCGCCTGCTACATAACCGCTATTGCGGTCATAGTCTCCTAATCCGTCCATATCCAATTTTGGAACGATTATTTCGTTGGCATTCGCTCCTTGCTTTACAAGTGTTGCGTCGCTTTCAAGAACTGCAGTTTTTGCATCGCTTTTGTATACCTCATCCAAGAGGTTAACATACTTTTTAAACTTCTCTATTTGATTAGCCATAAATTAAAATCTCCTATTCTTTTTTAAGTGGCAAGCCCATTACTACTCTCGCCTGTGCATCATCATCTGACTTCCCGTTTTTCCCACTCATCGCAGGCACAATAGGCGGTGTTGCCTTTGTTTCGTCTTTCAAGATATCCGTTTTGTCTTTTGTGAGCTCGGCAAAAATATCATCAAGATTTTTCCCTTTGCTTTCGTCTGCACCCAATATCTCTCCCATCTTCCCTGCTATTGCATCTCGGGTAATGTCGTTTACAAACTTTTTGCTAGAAAGATAATCTTTTACTTTTGCCTGCCTTTCCATAGTGGCGATTTTCATCGCACTCTCTTTTTGTAATTTTTCATTTTCCGCCTTGTATTTTTCAACTTCGGCTTTCGTCTGGTCGTAATCCTTGAACTTCTCAATGGTCTTATTAGCGACTTCAAGCTGTGATTTGACATCGTCGTAGTCAGCATATTTTGCTTTCTCTCTATTAATGTCCTTGCCATTCTCTGCCATAATCTTATCAATTATGTCAGCGTCCAATTTTAACCCTTCCAAAAACTCACGTTTCATTTACTCTTTTTCTCCTTAACGCATCTTTTTACGGCATTGCCTGTCATTTGGATAGAAAAGGATTACGCGCCTTTCCTTCGCTATATATATAGTCATTTTTATAGACTGCACATATCAAAAAAGGTGACTATGAAAGGTGCAAGACATAGCCACCTAAACAATTAACGTCTTACTGTTAACTTGTTTATCTATATAGTCATTTTAGTTTTTATTTTTTTAGATTGTTTTATGTTTTTTTTGTTTGTTTTTGGGGAAAGATAGTATCTAGGTCTATAAAGATAACAATGTCGTCTACTTTGCGTCTATAAAATAGTTCATGTTGTATTCTTAAATATAAGTAAGATGTGAAGCTTTTGTATATTGCAAAATCTGGTATTTGTAAATACCTAGATATAATATATGTTATAGCATTGTGTGCTTTTTCTTTTCGGCTATATAGGTCTAGCTTCGCTATATGCAGATTTTTCTTTGCTTGTATCGAAATGTAACGCTGGGCAATAGAAAAACCTAAATTATACATTTTATTGAGTGCTGCTTTATCCCCCTTTTTAAAATCCCACTGATAATTTAGTAAGCGTTCATTATCACATTTTGGCTCGTTATAGTGTGGCAGATTTAAATCTTGCTCTAGTGGTTCATTAAAGTCAAAATCTAATTGTTGGTGTAGCATTTTTCTTTTTGACGTATAATAGCTCTGTAGCTAACTCCCATTAATTCTACTACTTCTGCACTCTCTGTTAAGCGATCAGCAGTAGCTACTCCGACATACTGTAAAAAATCTTTTTTTGTCTTATTACTTATCAAGACTGTAGGTTTCTTTCGATTGTAACGTTCGTTGATTATTTGATAAATCATATATTGTTCGTCCATTGCAGACATAGTCCGTCCTATCTCATCAATAATCAAAAGCCCCGTTTGCCCGTAGTTGTAAAAAATATCAGCTTCTGTTTCTGTAGCCTTAAAAGACTTTGCTCTCCTTATTTCTTCAACTATTGAGGAAGCTAGTCTATAAAGACC